CTTATTACCAATCATTGGGTAAGAGATCATGCAGACCTCTTAGAGCACGTACAAGCGTTGGACTGGGAAGATGTAGACTTGGACACGCCAGAAGGCCAAGAACGCTTTGTAGCGTTAAATAAGCAGGCTGTAGACGGTGGTTATGAAGGTGTTATGATAAAAGACGTTGATGCACCGTACGAATGTAAGCGTACACACGCTTGGTTAAAGGCAAAACCATTTATAGAAGTAACATTGGAGGTAGTAGATGTTGAAGAAGGCACTGGCCGTAATGAAGGCAGACTTGGAGCGATTGTCTGCGAAGGAACCGACGACGGTAAGACTATTAGCGTTAATGTCGGTAGTGGGTTCACTGATGTTCACAGGGACGACTATTGGAATAGTCGTGATGCTCTTGTTGGCAATCTTGTAGAGGTAAGGGCTGACGCTGTTACACAGAATCAAGACGGAACATATAGTTTGCGTTTTCCACGCTTTAAAACATTCCGTGGCTTTGAACCAGGAGAGAAACTGTAGTGAATTGGAAATGTAAACATACGTGGAGACAAAGTGCAAACAATACCAAATGGTGTTTGCTCGGTTGTAGCATAGGTGACTTCGGTACTATCTTTGCTTTCCAGATGTTTGCACCAGAAGTTAGTATGTGGATTGTAATGCCACTTGCTATAGTTAACGGTCTACTCACTAGCATTGCACTAGAAACAGTAATACTAATGCGACAAGCGATGGACTTTAAGTCTGCACTTGATACAGCATTTAAAATGAGTTTTGTTAGTATGGTAGCAATGGAATTAAGTATGAACATCACAGACCTTGTGTTAGTGGGTGGAGTACTTACATGGTGGGCAGTACCTATCATGTTAGCAGTTGGGTTCTTAGTACCTTGGCCCTACAACTATTACAGATTAAAGAAATACGGCATTAGTTGCCATTAGGAAAAACTTACTTAATGACTGATAGGTACGAGCTTTATACTTTCAATATGGCAGATGTAGAGGATCCAGACCTCTTTGTTTCTGCACCTATATACGAATGGCAACAAACTCCTGAAGGCAAGTTCTGTATGAAGAATGCCTCCGACATAAAATATCACATTTCGCCAGACGATCATTCTTACGGGTATAAAGTAAAAATAACAGGAAACATGAAAGACAAGCATTTGACGTGGTTAACACTAAAAAAGACTTGACTTTTATAACTAACGTATATATACTATAGAAAATCACTATTTAGGAGAAGACTTAAATGGCAATGCCAAAAGTTAAAAAGAAGAAGCCTAGAGCGGCACCACGCATACAACGCGGAGCAAAACTTAAGGAACCTTCATGGGAAGGCTGGGAAGAATGGACTGGTGAACAGATCCATAGGCATCGTAGACATACACATGCATGGTACTACGAACACTTCAAGCCAGCGGACTTGTATACTAATGTTCCTAAGTGGATGGAACAAGACGATGACTTCTATTCTAAAGAAGATATTAAGGCAGTAAAGAACGCTCCTAATAGTGCGTTAAGTATTACAGCAGGTATTGTAGCACGTATGGATATGATGGGTGCGCCTAGACTAAACAAGAAAGAAGCAGAACATTGGAATAGCCTGCCAGGCACTAGTGGTGAACTAACTTGTGGTGTAGAACAATTCTTGCGAAGAAAAGTTGCAGAGGCAATTAAAATTGGTCTTGAAGTTGCGGAAGTAAAAGAAGAAGAAGAAAAAGAAAAGGTTAAAAAGTACGTACCAACCATTCAAGAGCGTATACAAGAACAGTGTCGTTCAATGTGTGAACCAATTGAAGATTGGTTAGAAGGTTGGGTAGAAGACCCAAAGTCATTTGATCCTGACGGATTAGACATTTCAAAACATCTTAAAAGAGTACAGTGTACACAAGCACATGCTAGAAAGATGAAACAATGGTACGAAGCAGAAATACAAGATTTTAACGAGTTAGATCGTATGCCAACAAAAGGACAGTTGGCTAAAATGAGCGAGCATGATGCTGATATGTGGGAACAACTAAAAGAAGGTTACGCACATCTTAAAAAATCAGACATTGCTAAGATTAAAAAAGCAAATGCAAAACTTCTTAGTAACTTTGATATGATTATTGACATGGCTAAAGCAACACGTAAACCACGTAAGGCTAAAGCAAGAAGTGCAAGTAAAGTAGTTGAAAAACTTAAATTCTGTAAAGCAGATGACAAGTATTCACTCGCATCAATTGATCCTACAAGCATTGTAGGTGCTAATGAGCTTTGGGTATTCAATATTAAGACCCGTAAAATAGGCAAATATATTGCAAGTAATATAGATCCTAAAGGACTTGCTCGAGAAGGCAGTGGACTTAGTGTTAAAGGCACAACTATTATTGGCTTTGATGAAGAACAAAGTATACAAAAGACTATGCGTAAGCCTGTAGATCAGTTAAAAGAGTTTAAAGACTCGGGTAAAGTGAAACTACGTACATTCTTAGAAGACATCAAAACAACAGATACTAAACTAAATGGTAGGTGTAACCCCGAGACAGTGCTTCTTAAAGTTGTTTGATAAATACATACATGAGCAATAAGAATGTAAGTGATCAAGAGTTATTACGCATTAAGCAAGGTCTAACAGACTTAGGCGATGCAGTATTTCAGCTATCAAGATCCCCGTCCCCAGAACCAACTGTTGGACCCAGAAGTTTAACAGGCGATGCAATTCATGGCGGAATGATCACATCATTTGCCAGTCAAGGCATAAGAGATAATAGTGATAGACTTATAGTTGTAGTAGACAACGATGGTATTACTACAGATAACATTGACGTTGAAAACATAGTAGGCAACACAAACGTTACAGGTAACTTAGTTGTTGAAGGTAGTGTTACTGCTCAAAAACTACACGTTGACGAACTTACAGCAGACATTAGACTAGAACGTTCTACTCCATTAGAGTTTGTTGCAAGTGCAAGTGACGACATATACCAAAAAGGTCTTATGTGGAAGAAAGAAGGTGCTTCAAAGCAGTTCGTTCTTCGTAGTGGACCAGATAGAATTTGGTCTTCAGAACCAATTGACTTACAAACAGGTGCATACTATTCAATAGATAGTATAAGTGTACTAAGCGGAAGTGAATTAGGACCAACAGTAACAAAAAGTTCCTTAACACAAGTAGGTGTTTTAAACAACCTAGCAGTTGATGGCAACTTTAACATTGATCAATATGTGTTCTGGAACGGCGACTACATGCGTTTTGGTATTGGTACTGAAACACCAAACGGAACATTCGGCATAGTGCAAGACGATGCAGAATTTATTATTGATACTGAAGGTAAAACAGCAACCTTTGGTACTTTCTCAACTGCTGACATTAACATTATCACAGATAATACTAAACGTATTAGTATAAGTGCTACAGGTAGAATTATACTTGGTAATGATAGTGATAGTAAAACTACTGTAAAAGGTAAGTTAGGAATAAACGTTGAGAATCCAACAGCAGATATAGAAACAGCAGGACCAGTTAGTTTTGATGGTAAGCGATTTGAAGTTTCTAGTGAAGCACCACTGAGTGGTTCATACCGTAAAGGTGATGTTGTGTGGAATTCAAATCCAAAGCCAGCAGGATATGTTGGATGGATTTGTACCCGCGAAGGAACTCCAGGAATTTGGAAGACCTTCGGACCTATTTCTTCATAATACTAGCAATTAATATTTGGCGCCAGGTCCATAAATACTTGTGGAGTTCGCCACTGAGCCTCCGTTAACAAAAGGCAAGAGAAAAATGACAAAAAAAGAACACAAGGCAACCGAACAGGCAATTGAAATACAAGTCGAGAGATGGGATTTATATGCCCGCATTACTCCAACTATATTTCTAATTATATCAATTATATTAATAGCAACAGGCATCATAGATTTTAAAACCGCATTCTGGCTAGGACTTGGAATGTTTGCCGTCACAGCAGTGACATGGTGGTTTTGGACTATATACACAATAAGACATCTGATAAGAACACTTAATAGGGCAAGTAATAACATAGTCGAAGTTAAAGACGAGTTCATCAGTATTAAAAAAGAAGTTGAGGCTTTTAGGAGAGATAATGAACAATAGTCTAAAAAGATATATGTATGTTAAGGCCATGTTGAATGTAATTAGTGGACTTAGCATGGTAACAATTATATCATTAGGAATTGCGTATATGAGTTTTGACAATGCATTTGTATTTACAGATACGGAAATTAGCGTAGTAAACAATCCAATTGAAAACGATCAGGACATAGAGTTCTTTATGGTAGGCTCAAAGAAGTATCAGTGCAACAGCACAGCCGCATATGGCGTAGCACATGCTGTAGACGGTTCACACTCACATAACCTAAACACATTTACAAAACGCTACATACAAGCAACAGCACCAGGCGAACGTGTAGAAAATGGTTGGCATATGAGAGTACCGGACGATATGCGACAAGGTGGCGAGTATCGTGTTAGTATGACAGGTGAATTTACATGCGTACACTTGATATTCAAAACACACAAAATACAAGTATTCGATAACATCTATTTAAAAGTAGACCCCCGCTAAATAATTTTATGTACGTATTTGGAAACGGCGAAAGTCGCACCTCTATTGATATAGATAAACTCGATGGCCCAAAGATAGGATGTAACGCAATACATCGTGACTACCATATGGATCATTTAGTTTGTGTAGATAGGCGTATGGCACAAGAAGCAGTTGATGCAAACTTAAAACATACACAAATTTATACTAGAAAAGATTGGATATCTTGGTTCCCACAAGGAGTAACTACAGTTCCTGACTTACCATATGAAGGTAAACAAAGATGGGACGAACCTTTTCAATGGGGGAGCGGACCTTATGCTGTATTGCTGTCTGTAACGCTATATAACGACCGTACAGCGCATCTTATAGGCTTTGACTTGCATAGTACTACTACAACTGTAAACAACGTATACAAGGGTACTAGCAACTACGACAAAGCAGACAAACGTCCTGTTGATCCTAGATACTGGATACATCAAATTGGTATGGTATTCAATTGTTTTCCTAATACACAGTTTAAAATACTAGTTAAAGACGACTGGACTTTACCAAAAGCCTGGACTCAACCTAATGTAAAGGTTGACAACATAAGTACTTTACTATATAATAAGATATAACATTAACAGGACTTGGCGTCAACCCTTCTAACTCTGCCGCCCATATAATTATACAGGAGAATATTATGGGAAAACATTTAAGCACAAAACATTATGGACACAACATTGGACTGTCAGCAGTCTTTAGACAGCCTAATGCAGATCATTCGCATTGCCATTTGTTACATGGCTACAGTTTAGCGTTTACATTTACATTTGGTTGTGATGAACTAGACAATAAAAATTGGGCAGTTGACTTTGGCGGACTAAAGCCTTTGAAGAAGTGGCTAGAAGATCACTTTGATCATAAGACAGCAATTGATAAAAACGATCCGCACATGGACAAGTTTATGGAACTACAAGAACTTGACCTAGCAGAGATTGTTGTAATGGATGGTGTTGGTGCAGAGAAATTTGCAGAACATGCATTTAACTTTGCAGATAAACTAGTACGTGAAATGAGCGACAACCGTTGCTATTGCGTAAGAGCAGAATGTGCAGAGCACGGGGCAAACTCAGCAATATACGAGGGATAAGTCGTTGAAAAAGTACGTTGAAGGCGAGACAAAGGATCAACGTAAGCGCAGAAAAGCTCTTGAAAAAATGGCAAGAGATGATGCTCCACAAATTAATTCAAATAAAAAATACTATGTGTTGTGCTTAAAGCATGGCACAAAGTACTCTGCTGATTATGTAAACAAACTATACAATATGGTCGAACGTAATTGTACACTTGACTATGAGTTTGTTTGCTTAACAGAAGATCCAGGTGGATTAAATCACAACATAAGAGTTATACCATTACCAGGACACTTACAAGGTTGGTGGTGTAAGCCTTATATGTTTACAAAAGACTTACCTATCAATGGTACTGTATTATATATGGACCTTGATGTAGTTATATCAGCAAATATAGATAAACTGTTTACATACAGTCCGGGACATTGGTGTACTATAAGAGACTTTACTCGTGTTATGCGTAAAGGTTGGCAGAAGTATAATTCAAGTGTTGTTAGATATGAAGTAGGACAACTTGATCACGTATGGACAGAGTTTCAAAAGGATCCAATTGCAATACAAAAAAGGTTGCATGGAGACCAAGATTGGTTGTTCGAATCAACTCGAAAGACTCAAGCAATGTTATATCCAGATAGTTGGATACAAAGTTGGAAATGGGAAGTTAGACAAAGCCGATCATTTGCACATGGCGGCATACGAGGAAATAAAAAGTTCGAAATAGAAGAACATGATGCAGTACCTAGAGTAGAGTGTTGTATTTGTGTGTTTCACGGAGACCCACAACCGTCAAATGTAACAGATAAATGGGTGGTTGATAATTGGCGTTGACAAACTTTAAGAAACGTGTTATACTATTTAAACAATGGTACAAACAACTACGACAACACCCACACTATGCATGGTACAACTGTGTACAGTGGGCATGGTCAAACTCAGGCACACACGAGCTAGACGGCTCATACAGGAAATGGTAACTTATGGATCTTAAATTTACAACAGCAGGAGACTTTTTGAAATCACAAGAAGACATTCAGCGCATTGGCTTTGCTTGCAAATACATGCATCCAGACCAATCGCAGAAGAAGAAACTACTAGAAGAAATTCAACGCCCACTAAATACTCGTAGCACAACAGTACAATGGCTTAACAGGCAAACTGTTGATGTAGCCGAGCAACGTTTGTGGGACATCATGGTCCATAACATTGCCGCATACAAAAGGTTGATTGAATATGTTGGATCACTTCCTCCACAACTTAGAATGGTACGACTCGGTTCTGATGTTCTTCCTGTTTATACCCAGCATGAGTGGTCTTATTATTGGCGTAAGCCTGACGTTCGTGCATACTGTGAAACAGAATTTGCAAAAGTCGGCGACACGGCAAGAGCCCTTGATGTGCGACTATCGATGCATCCAGGTCAGTTCACAGTGCTTGCCAGTGATAACCCGGAAATTGTAGAACGTAGTATAGAGGAGTTTGAATATCATGTGGATTGCATCAGGTGGATGGGTTACGGACAATCATTCCAAGACTTCAAGTGTAACGTACACATCTCAGGCAGACAAGGTCCAGCCGGCATCAAGGCCGCACTCAAGAGACTCACGCCAGAAGCGAGAAATGTTATCACAATCGAGAACGACGAAAACAAGTGGGGACTTGACGCAAGCCTCGAACTTGCAGACGACCTTGCATTGGTACTCGACATACACCATCACTGGTGCCGTGAAGGTGAATATATACAGCCCACCGACGATAGATTTGCTCGCGTAATAGATAGTTGGCGTGGTGTGCGTCCTGCAATACATTATTCATACAGTCGTAACGAAGCATTGCCCGAAGGCTTTGCACACGATACTATGCCTGATATGCCAGCACTACTAGAAGCAGGCTACAAGAAAGCAAAACTACGAGCGCACAGCGACTACTATCCTAACCAAATTGTCAATGACTGGGCTTTGAGCTTCTTGCCTTACACAGATATTATGTGCGAGAGCAAATGTAAGAACCTTGCTAGTATTGACTTATATAAATACAAAGAGGAATTAGAACACTATGAGTTATTTGAATCAAATGTACGGACGTCAGTCCAAGAACACAGCGCCATCAGCGGATAAAAATCCCAACAGAGTTACAGGCGGACTAAAAGCACAAGGTGTTGACCGCTTTACTATGCTCGGCGAAGATGGTACACAACAAGAGGTACCGTCACTCTCATACGTAACTAGTTTGGAAGAGCAGTCAAGAAAACAGCGAGCGGCTATTACTGTATTAGAGCGTAAGCTAACTCGCTGTGAAACTGCTATAGAGCAGTTAAAAGGCCTTATTAGGCCTTAAGTCTACTTAAAATTTCACTCTTAGAAAGACTTGCATTGGCTTTAACGCCACGTTGCTTTGCCTCTTTAAGGAGTTGAGTTTTAGTTAACTTATCGAAATCACATTTACCTGAACCTTTCTTCTTAGTAGAAGTCTTCTTGGTTGTTGCTTTTTTCTTTGTCGAAGCCTTAGGTTTTGGCTCAGCTGGTATTTCTTCTGGAAATACTTCCTCAATAATATTGGGTACTGTTGCTCTACCTAAGATCTTGTTTATCCATTTAAACATAATTTTCCTCCTATAGGAACATATATTTAATAAATACATTACACAGGAGAAGCAAATATGGCTCAAAGAAAAGTATCAAGAGTATTCAATAAAGGTGAACTAACACTAGACAAAGTAGTTGGTGTAAGGCCTGATAATACAAATCAATTTATTAAGGCACCACTTAGAAAGGATACAACTTTTCGTAGAGGCGTACCTTCAATGAAGACCGTTGCAAATGAAACTGCTGACGGATTTAAGAAAAACTAGGAGTAATTTATGACTAACTGGATAAAAGCAAGAATTGACGAGCGTACATCTTGGGATGGAGCCGCTCTTATTGCAGTAGGTGTTATTGTATTGATTGCAGGACCTTTTGCTAAATTAGCCGCATACGGTGCTATTGCATACGGTGCTTGGACTATTTGGAAAAAAGAAGACTAATAATGTTAGTAGGAAAATATGATTTCACATATGTAAATTCAGGCAATGTTAGAACATTGCCTGGTGGGTTTACTAAGCCATTATTTAATATTACAATAACAGATACTGAAACTGATACTACAATTGAAGTTGATGATGTTGTAGAGGTGTTTGAACGTGAAGATTGGTTAGATACTATCTATACCAACAGTAAAAGAGCATGTGATAACCCAGACGACGAAGCATGTTGCTATAAAACAGCACGTTACGTCTAAAGTTTACTAATATCTAAACCACTAGACGCAGGCATATCCCAGATGTTTTTCTTGGTTACGCCCATCTTTTGTGCAAATTTCTTTGCATCACAATTCTTACATACATGAAAATAGTTGTTCGAAATACGTTTAGGATCCATTGATCCTCTTGGACGTTCGAACTCTGTATTACAATTATCACAACGCATTACTACTAATGTTACATCACGACTATAGGTATGTTCCTTGCCGGTTTTACTTTTACGAACGTGCCTGGTTTGTGATTTAAATTCTCTTATAAACATAACTATATTTACATTAAGATTATAAAAACATAGACTAAATACTACAAAGGAGTTGAATATGATCACACTTACTGATGCCGCAAAAACACAATTAGACAAATTATGTACAGATAATAGCGTATACGCTGTTACTTTAGGCATGAAAGGTGGTGGCTGTGCTGGGTTCGAATACGATTGGGACACTGCTACAGAACGTTCAGATCTTGAAGATGACGCATTAATTGTTGAAGCTGGCAATGGAAACTTAGCAGTTGAAACAATGAGTTTACTTTATCTTGCAGGTTCAACTATTGATTACAAAACAAGCATTATAGGATCGCAGTTTGAAATAGACAATCCTATGTCTAAAAGCAGTTGCGGCTGTGGTGTTAGCATTAACATAGACATGGACAAACTTGCTGAACAAGAACAAATTCTTGCAACAGAATTAAAATAGCCCGTTGGAGTATAATTTAAAATGGCAAAACAAGACGTAAACATTGGTGTAGAAGGTAACGACGGTACAGGCGATTCAATTCGCGAGTCGTTTCGTAAGGTAAACGAAAACTTTAATGAATTATATGCAGTATTTGGCGAAGGTGGCCAAATATCACTTACAGACTTAGGTGACATTGCAATTGACTCGTTTGAAAACTTTCCAAGTACAGACTCAGCGCCAGTTATGGCAGGTATCAATAATGATACACAAGGTAGTAAATTAGAGTTTTTTAGATTTGCTTCAGATAAATTTATAGATCCTACACTAGATGATAGTATTGCATTTGATGCAAGTAGAATAGACGACGATGGCAGACCTGTTATTGTTGTTAGAGCAGTCAAAAGTGACTTAGCAAGTGATAGTGCTCCAACACTAGGCGGAAACTTAGACATGGCTGGAAACTTTGTTGCATACAATCCAGCGCCAGCAAATACTTGGAAACAAAAAGCAGAAGACAACGGCTACACCATTGACGATGTTCTTATTACTAAAGGTTACGCAGACTCCAATTACTTAAAAGGTGGTGGTACTGGAACAGGATCACAACTAAGAGTTAGAACAGAAGATGAAATATCTACTGAGGATTATACATTTACAATTAATAGTTACACTAGTGGTAACGCAGTTATTAATGACAGATATATTGATGGTGTATTAACAACAGGACAAGGACACGGCTTTGATAGTTCAGCAAATGGTGCTTCCTTTACATACAGTTCAACATTAACATCAGCAATAGACCAAACAAGTACAAAAGCATTAACAGATTTAACAGAATTTCCTACTGGTACATTCTTTGTAAGAGTTGTTAGTGATACACAACTTGGCTTATACAGAACTAAAACAGACGCAGAAGCAGGAACAAATAAATTAAATGTAGCAGGCGGTACTGGTACACAACAATTAGCAGACTTTTATTATCAGCCTAAAAAATTAACAGGCGACTTCCTTGCTAACGAAGCAATACCAAGAGAAAGCATTGTCCGTAGACAAGGTGATCAAATGGCAGGCAAATTATACTTGGAAGATCATCCAGGTGAACTTGCAGGCATAGGTACTCCTAATGGTATAGAAGATTTACAAGCGGCATCAAAATTTTATGTAGACAACACAAGTTTTGCTTCAAACATTAATTTGTTTGTTAGTACAACAGGTGATGACACACAAGCATCAACACCTCCGGGCAAAGAAGGACGTTCACTAGCATATGCATATAGATCAGTAAACGCCGCGGCACGTAGAGCAGAAGAAATTGTTGTATCAAGTCCAGTAGAACCTGGTCCATACATGCAGAAAATTGAGTACGGTGCTAATGCACAATCACTTGTATCATCTAAAATTTATAGTGCAGACTTTAAAGCAGGTGAAAGAGCAGATTACGGAGCATCAACTGAAAAGTTTAACTCACTTGTTATTCAAAACAAAGACTTTGTTATTGCAGAAACAATTAAATGGGTAAGTTTACAAATTGCAACAGCAAATGCTGACCTTACACTTACTGAAAGTGATCCAACTTATATATGGAAAAACTTTGCATACAACGAAGCAATATGTGCAAGAGACTTAGGTTACATTATTGATGCAGGTAGACTTGATACACGTTCAAGTACAACAGCAAACAAATTATCAAGAAGTGCTGGTTTAAGATACTACAGTAATTCAAGTGGTAGACTTGCTGTTACTACACAAGAAGCACAAACTATTGCAACAATTAACAAAGCAAAAGAACTTTTTGAATCTTACATTTTAATTAACACAGCATATCCAAATCCACTTAACGCAGATTACGATCAGTTTTTTGATGTTGGTTTAGTTGACGCACCAAGTGCGGCTATTGATGTGTTCAGTGCTAAGATTGGTATTGTTACAAACATTATTGACAATGGTATTGACTCAGCACCAGCACTAAGAGAAGGTGCTCCATATGTACTTAGAATTACCAATGGCGGTAATGACAGTGTATGGCAAGGTAAAGATTTAAACACAGACCTTATACCAGGTAAAGTTGTAACAGGCTCACGTAGTGGTGCTATTGGTAGAATTATTACATACAGTAATGATATTAATGATGCTACTAACACAGACGAACTAGAACTAATACTTGAAGAACCATTTGAGTTTTTAGTTGACGGTGCTGGTAGAGATATTCAAAACGTTGAAGTTTCAGATTCGTTAGGTGACGAACTAGAATACGGTAACAGAGTTAGTCAAAAACAAATTACTATTAAAGTTGAATCAGGTATTTACGAAGAAGACTATCCAATTAAAGTAAGCTCACAAGTTTCAGTTGTTGGTGACGAGATGAGACGTGCAATTATACGTCCAAAGAATCGTGTATCACAATCTAAATGGGCAAACACTTATTTTTATCGTGACAAATACTTTGATGGCTTAACACTACACAGCAACACAGTAACGTTTGCAGACGAGGTTGCTCTTACACTTGCTGGCGGTACGTTAACAGCATACAAAGGTGATATACTTACACAAACAAGTACGTTTACATACAACGAAGCAAAGTGTAGACGTGACATACAATATATTTTAGAACAAGCAGGGTTTGATATTGTACTAGGTACAAACTATAACCAGATTGTTCAAGGTCTTGCATATCAAAACACAAGTGCAGGCGTTGTACAAGCAAGTCAATTACAACAAGAATTAGCGTCAATTGGATTTGCAGGCAACAGAGTAGCATTATTAGATGACGTTGCAGACAACACTTCAGCATTAAGTAGATCAAGAGCATACTTTGCTACTGTACTTGATCTTATTGAAAATGGTAACACAGATGAAAACAGTGTTAACAGTCCAGGTGACGGTAACTATGTTGCTGACATTACAAGTACACTTGTATTCCCAGACTTTAACGGTGTTGATTCAAACAAAGTTGCGGCAAGAGACAAACTACAAGCAAACAAACCGTTTATTAAAACAGAAATTATTGCACACATTAATAATGACACTACTCCTCCAGCAGGATTTGATAGTGACATGGAAGACTTGCTTGAACAAAACATTGGACGTTGGACTGATGCATTAACATATAACATTTTATATGGCGGTAATGATGCGGCTTCAACACAAGCAAGACTATACTTTACAGATACTTCGCTTAACATTAATGGTACATACCAAACAGTTGTTAAAGCGGCTATTACACATTTCAAAACTATTGTTACAGATATTTTAACAGGTGTTACACGTTCAGGTGCAACCGGTAACGATAACACTGACGGTATTAACGATCAGGTAGTAAGTGGTGACAATGCAAGTGCAACAGAAGGTAGTGAAGCACAATCATTACTTGATATTATCTACAATGCTGTTAACAATCAAACATTGCCAACAGGTGTTACACTTCCTACATCAGCACTAAATGCCGCAGATATTTCACAGGCACTTAGAGATGCTAAAGGTGATATTGATACAAACATTGCTAGTGGCGATGCAAGTGTTAATATTATCGATCTAACTATTGACTTTATTAATAGTAATACAGATTCAAGAGCAGTTGTACAAGAAGATGTTGTAAACGGCACAGCAGTAGTTGTTACATACAATGATGGATATAACCCTGCAGGAGCAAACTTCTCAGCAAGTCCACAGTTTAATTTAACAGATGATCTAAAATTAAACGGTGCGTTACAATCAGGATTAAAAGTTGCTTCAGCTGATACAACAAATACAAAAGACTTTGACATGGGTTGGCATTATGCTTCAGACTCACGCAAACCAATTAATACAAACAGTGCATTAAGTGTTAACAACTTAGGCAACAGAATTAACGCAAGTTTAATTTTAGCAGAAAACAAAATCAATATACAAGAAGATATATATGATTGGATGGACATCCAAGCAACAGCGGCACAAACAGCAGGCTTTGGTACTTGGGCAGAAACAACTATTGTATTCACTGGAACAGTAACGGCTGTTAAAGGCGAAACAATGACACAGGCAACTACAGGTGCTAGTGGTAAAGTTAAAGATGATCCAATTAACGCCGCAGGTAAAACAACAGTTGTACTTGTATCGCCAACAACAATATTCAATACTGCTAACCAATTAACAGGTAGCGAATCAGGATCGCATGGTGCGGCAGGAGTTCCAGAAAGTGTTAACGTAGGTAAGTTTAGTTTTACTACTAAGTGTAAAAGAGATATTGGATACATTGTAGATGCACTTGCAAATGACTTAACCAAAGGTCGTAACGATGCATCAATGCAAGTCCAAGGCTTGTACTACGAAGGCGCAGTAGAAGTTGGACAAGAAGAAATTACAACACAAGCAATCAGTAGAATTGCTACTGTTTGTGAAAGTTTACTTAATGTTGCAGGCATACAAGAGCCAAACGGAACAGTACTAACAACTTGGAAAACTAACTTTGCGGCGGCTGAAGATGGTTCAAGTGGTGTAGTAACTAACCTTATTAACACAATAACATACGCTTTCAATCCAGAATACAATCCACCAATACACAACAGAGACATGGATGTGTTCTTAATGAACGATGCTACAATTATACGTAACTGTACTGTACAAGGACACGGTGGATTTATGACAGTGCTTGACCCTGCAGGTCAAATTCTTACTAAGTCACCATATATCCAAACAGGTTCAAGTTTCTCACAATCAGTTAACAAGCAAGCATTTAGAGGTGGTATGTTTGTTGATGGATTTAACGGTAACATGCCATTAGAAATTGTAGGTCGTAAAAATGGTAACAACTTTAGATTGTTTGCAAGAAGTAAACGCTCACAAGTTCAAGTTAATGGCGTAGGTGTAGGACACGGTTTATTTGTAAGACGTCCTGAAGTTCCAGCACCATTTTATGTAAACGGTATACGTTACCAAGTTAACTCAATTATTAACCATGATCAAGAAAACGGTACTTGTGAACTTATACTAGATGACAACTCAGGTGTTAAAGATGGTAACGGAAACGGCTTAGGCTGGGAAGGTCCAGTTACACATTATACACTAGTTAATGATGTAAGAACTCCACAGTACGGACAAAGTGAAAACTATACAACAGTATTACAAACAGCTGGTAACAGATCACAGTTAGGTAATGACTTTACACAAATTAACGACTTAGGTTACGGTCTACTTGTTACTAACACAGGTTTATCAGAGATGGTTGGTATGTTCACATACTACTGTCATGCGGCATACTATGCAAACAACGGTTCTGAAATTAGATCCGTAGGTGGTTCAAATGCTTATGGTAACTTTGGTTTAGTTGCGGCAGGTAGTGACCCTAACGAAGTTCCACAAAGCGGTGAACTAGCATACAACACTGTACAAACTGCTAAAGTATATAGAAACGAATCAGCACAGTTTGAAGCAGAAGAACAACAAAACTATGTGTATGTTTACGATACAGACTTTATTCCTTTACCAGAAGGTGAAATTGATATTACCTTTGCAGAAAGAACTGCACTAGTTTCATTTACAGGAACAAATACTGTTGAAGTTACTGGACACGGATACGAAACTGGTACTAAGGTTACAATCGAAAATACTGTAGGTGTTACAGGACTAAATGACGATCACTATATTAATAGAGTTGATGCAAATACATTTACAATATTCTCAGATGCGGCACTAACAAGTGCTAGAAACTTCTCAGGATCTTTATCAACGTTAGGTGCTATTATACCAGCAGACGAAGCAGGCACTGATGTAAGAAAATATGAAGTTGTAAATGTTATACCAGCAATAGTAGAAGATTTAATTCCAGCAGTTAACCAACAAGAGTTTACACTTAGTGGTGCAGTTAAAGCACACTATGGTGATACAGTTACACAAGAAACTACAGGTGCTATTGGTAAAGTAGTTAGACCACAAAGAACAAGTAATGTTGACGGTGTAGTAGTTGGTGGAACAACATTGTTTATATCACAAGCAGACAGTCCAGCGGCATTGTTTAATACTAGTGATAAAATTAAAATTACAGATGTATATTCTAACACAGACACAACAGAATTTACTGACAACATAACTATTAATACTATTGACAGTAGTTCTGATACTAGTGGACTTCCTCTAAAAGGTGGCAATGGTGCTGTTTGGAAAATTACATTTAGTAACCAAACATCAGATAGTACTAGTGCAACAGGCGGACTAGCACAACAGTTATATGGTGGCGAGTCAGTTGTTATTAGAACAAGAGCTAAAGTTATATTTGACAATGTTGAAAGTACAGACATTCGTCCTTCAACAGCAGTTGTATTATCAGAAGGTTCTAAGGTTTATAGATCACTTGCATTTAATGAGCAAGCAATTTCATCATGGGGCGATACAGCAGATCAAACATTACCTTCAGGATTTAACCTTGTAACATTTGATGACAACTACAAATACATATTAGCAACAGTTGCAAAGTCTAAATTTGAATCACAAGTTAAACTAACACTAGGTGCTGGAGTTGCAGTAACACGTGGTGATGTAGTTACACAAGGAAGTGCAAGTGGTGTTGTTACAGAATCACAAGCAGGTGCTACTGTAATTTACCTAAGTGATTGGAACGGAACATCATTTACTACAAGCTCTATTACAATAAATGCAACAAGTACAACAGTAACAGACATTGTAGAATTTAGTAACACTACAACATTCGGTGCAACAGCAGGTGATACAAAAGTTGCTCTTACAAGTCCTGTAACTGATGCAGATTCTTTGGGCAGACTTAACAGCGGTTCAATGATATTTGGTTGGAAAGACAGAGTACATGTTGTTGTAGCATACCATGATGGTGAAGGTAATACACAAGGTACTCCGGCAGCCGGAACACAATTAACAGGCTTCCCATACTTTGAAGTTGGTGCGGCGGCATTAGTTGATAAGAACACACAAGTAAATCCAACACCTCCAGGTACAGGTATTGCTCGTCCATTAGACATAGGTAGTACACAACAAGTTGTTTTAAGTGTTGGTGCGCAGGACGGTATTGGTGCAAGTATTACTGTTAATATTTCACTTAACAGAGCAACAGGACATGACTTTAGTAACATTGGTACTGGTGGATTTAACACAAGTAACTATCCAAACATACTATTTGGTAACCCTTCAGAAGCAAAAGCAGAAGCATATACTAACTCCGACGTAGCTGAAAAATCTCAAGTTTGGGAAAGAGGCAAAGGGCGTGTGTTTGTTATGTCAACAGACGAAGATGGATTCTTTAGAGTTGGTAAGTTCTTTGAAGTTGACCAAGGTACAGGTACAGTTAAGTTTGCGGCACAAATTAATATCTCAGGCTTAGACGGACTAGGATTTAGAGATGGTGAAACAATTAGTAAGTTCACTGGTGATAACGGTATGTCACCAATTGATAACAGTACAGTTCCAACATCATATGCTGTAGAACAATACATTGATAGACGTCTTGGATTTGATAGAAATATGAATGTTAAGGCGGCACTCTTAGGTGATGGCTTCCTTCCACAAAAGAATCCAATACTAACAATTACAAGAGATTCAAATAACAATCCAAATCATACACTGAACATGCAGTCAGGTAGACTTGTACAGTTAGCAGATCCAACTGATGACTTAGATGCAACTACAAAACAATATGTTGATAAGCGTGTTTTTGCTAATGACGAAGTTCAAGAACTTAAAGACATTGAACTAAATGATATTAGTTTTGAAGATGATTATGGTAAAAACGATTTATTAGTACTTACAGGTAACAGAAGAGTCTATGTTAAACAAACAATTGGTAACCCAGATGATTGGAGAATTGGACAATTAATTACTGGTGTTGCTTCTGAAACAGCGGCATACATTGAAGACCTAGAAGCCAAGACACTTGATAACGGTGAAGAAATATATGTACTAACATACTCACCATTACAAATTACAAGTATTCAAACTAGTGGTGCTAACAATAACTTAACAGCACAAAGAGGATTTACTGTTACACAGTCTGGCACAGGTGCTACAGGTGAAATACTTTGGGAACAAGATCAAAGTACAACAAATGAAAATAGACAAGTAACACAAGGTAATGAAATACGTTTAATTAACACAACTGGTACATTTGTTGCTGGTAATAGTGCAAACGTATTAACAATTACAGACTTGTTTGGTACAGCAGTTTCAACAACAGTTTACCCATTATCAATAACAATACCAACTGTATCAGACTTTAGTAATGAAAAGATAGAGAATACAGATGGTGCATATGGTAATACAACAGGCGGCTTTGATGGTGCAGTTGTAACAACTACATTAGAATTTGCAAACGCAAGTGAATCAAATCTGTCAGGTGATGGCGTACCAGGAAGTACAACAAGAAGTGATGTTAACATTGCAGTCGAGCGTATACGTGGTACAATGGATAGCAATGGTCAATTATTAGACCCAGGTTCAACTAAAGTTAACCTACAACTACAAGCACAAAGTATTATTAATGCTGATGTAAACAACGAAGCAGACATTATACAATCAAAACTTGATATGAATAATGCTCCTGTACTTACTAACAGTAATAACTTTGAAGATGCAAGTACAGCAGGACAACGTACAAAACAAGCCAATCAAGGTTTAGCGGCATTTAATGCAGATGTGTTTGCTGAAGATCAAATTTGGACACTACAAGGTGCTGACGTTACAGCGTTTATTGCATCACTAGCAGTCAATGATGTTATTACACAAACTGCTGGTGCAAAAGAAGCATACGTAGTTGCTACTGACACAGGCGTTAACCAAATTAAAGTTAGAGTATCAACAGCATTTACTATTGGTAATGCTGGTGCAAATAGACTTACAAGAATATCTATTAACCAAAGTGACTATACACAAGATGCTGATGCACAAAGTAATACAACTATTAATACAATATTAAATACAGGCTTTATAAATGTTAAAGACCGTGGTATTACTTTTGATAAGATACAAGACTTACCAGAGAAAACACTTATTGGTCGTGCTGATATTGACTTTGATGGTGAACAAGAAGGTGCAGGCGAAAGTGGTATTGCTAGAGCTATACCATTTAGTTTAGTAGTTGATGAAGGTGGAGGTCTACAAGATAAAGACTTTAACGATAGTGTACTAACAAAAGTTTCAGGTACAATTATTGTTACTACTGGAGAACTTACTTTACCAGACGGTACTAATATTACACAGGTAGGTAACACAGGTGCTACAGGTACTATACAAGGTGCAGTAAATACTGAAAACGAATTGGTGCTTGTAGATACAGCAGGAACATTTAATACTACAGGACAACTACAAATTGTAAGTGGTAGTGCATTAGGTACACAAAGTGTTCCAACATCAGTTATTACTTCACAGAATTTACTAGGCTCAGCACTTGTTAAAATACGTGACGGAGTTTATGGATCTAGTATAATTAGTAAAACAGGTTCAGACGATAGTATAGTTAGAACACTTAAAAACGGTGACACAATTTCAGGTGTAGATAATACACTTAACTTAGGTGGTTGGATTAACCCTAGAGGTTTATTAGTAGATAGTCGCAGAGTACTAGATACACAAAGTGACACACTTTCTATATACACTCCAAACGATCATTTAAGTATACAAATTGAAGGTACTGCACCATCAGCTAATACACCACTTTCAGATAAGAGTACAGTTAGCATACCAAATGCTTCAGTACAAATTGGTTCAACAACTATTCTTAAAGATCCTATTAACTATGGTGGATTTGCAGGTAACTTCCAACAGAACACTGAAGGTCCTACTCAATCAAATAGTGAACCATACTTAGTTACACCTTGGGTTTACACAAACTACATTCAAGCACCAGGTGAACTTACAAGTGAAGGTACTGGTATATCAATTGGCGCTGGTGGTAGACACACTGGTCTAAAAGAGATTGGTTTAGTAGTTGCTGGTTATACTGATGCATTTAAAGTAAAAGAAACAGAAATTTTACTAGGTACTAACGAAGTAACTCGTGTTAAAATTTTAAACGGTTCAACTAGCGTATATAACTCATTTAATATTGTTGATGGCACAGATGTTAAATTTAGTGTAGCAGGTAATACAGGTAATACTAGTATTGTTGGTACGTTGGGTGTTACTGATGCTGTTACAGCAAACGCTGGCATTACAGTTGACGACAGTGTGTTTGATGGTAATAAAATTAGTAGAACTAACGGTGACTTTGAAATTGAAACTGTTACAGTTGCTCCTGGTACAGGTGGTGACATTATACTTAACCCAGCTGGCGAGAATGTTATATTCAAAGACGGTACTGATGAAAGATTAAACTTTGCTACTACTGAAGATGCTCAAGAGCTTACAACACAGGGTGCGTTTACTATTGATGTTAACGGAACAGAAAAAGCCTTTACTGTTGAAGCAACAGGTAACATTGTATTAGATGCAGAGCTTGACATTGAACTTAATGCAAATGGTGGTGACGTTGTAATTAAAGATGCAACAGCTGACATATTTAAGTTTGCTAATACTGCAAATGGTTTAAATCTAGATTATCTAGAACAAGATAAAATATTAAGTATACGTGGCAACGATGCCGGTACTATGTTTGACGCATTAACTTTCGATATGGAAAATGATGGTAATGCTCAATTTAGTAACAATGTTCTAATTGATAATGACTTAACTGTTACTGGTAATGTTGCGTTTAATGGTAACATTGAATTAGGAAATGCAGTTACAGATACTATTACAACAAACGCTATTATCACTGACGAAGTATTAGAACTTAGACTTGATGATAACGGTGCGGCAGGATTTAATTTAAAATTCCAAAAAACAACTGACAATGTTGCTGGTGGTGATGACTTAGGTGTTATTACTTTCCAAAGTAATGGTGCAGTATCAACTACACTAGATCAAATAAAATCAACTATTACTGCAAATGCTACTGAAGTAACTAACTCCGGCGAGAGAAGTAATATTGTGTTTGCTACAGCAAGTGGCGTAAGTACAACTGCTAATAGACTTGTAATTAGTGATACAATAACATCTAGTGCTAACATAGTAGCAAATAATACAGAGACTCTTGGTACAAGTGGTACTCCTTGGAGTAAAGCATATGTTACTGATAACTATGGTACACATCACGGTGATATTAAAGACAGTAGTGGTAACGTAATTGTTGATGTAGGTACAGTACTAGCTGGCTCAGATGCTAACGCTAGTGTGTTCTATGGTAAGTTTAATGGTCCATTAACAGGTGGTGTTGATACTGCAGGTGTTGCAGACACACTTCAATCATCGCAGGAAGATGGTACTGCAACAGATGCAGATGTTTATCCACTATGGGTAACAAGTAACCCAGCTCATACATCTAGAACAGGACATGCGGCATTTACTACTGCTAACTTTAAACTGAATCCAAGTAACGGTAACTTAACATTAAACGGTCAACTTGGCGCAGATACAATTAACATTGGTAGTAGCAATTTAAGTAGTATTGGATTATTAACAGCAGACATTTACGCAAGTGACGGAACAAGTAAAATACTTGAAGCAGGAACTGATGGAGACGATGCTACATTTACTGGAGACGTTACTGGTCAAGTATCTAGTTTATCAAACCATGATACTGCTGACTTATCAGAAGGTACTAACTTATACTACACAGACACTAGAGTATCAACATATCTTAGTAATAATAACTATGCAACTACAACTGATGTTGCTAATGCAGTATCAAATGGTGCAAGTGCAAATATAGCAGTTTCTAATACTAACTCTAGTGCTAGTGACTATTTTATTACATTTACAGATTCAAACGGTGCATCACAATCACTAAGCATTGATAAAGATGGTGGAAATGGTTTAAAATACAGACCTAGTGATTCAACACTAACAGCAACTAACTTTAGTGGTACAGCAAGTTCAGCTAACTTTGCTGACTTGGCTGAGAAATATGTAGGTGATCAAGCATACGAGCCAGGTACAGTATTAGTATTTGGTGGCGACAATGAAGTTACAATTTGTACAGCAAAAGGTGATCGTAAGGTTGCAGGTGTTGTTTCAACAGATCCTGCATACTTAATGAACAATGCACTAAAAGGTGATACAGTTGTTGAACTGGCACTAACAGGGCGTGTACCTTGTAAAGTTATTGGCACTGTTGAAAAAGGTGACATGCTTGTAACAAGTGCAATACCAGGTTATGCAATGGTTGATAATGATCCTAAACTAGGTACAGTAATTGGTAAAGCAGTCGAAAGCAAAGACAGCGATGGCAAAGGTGTCATTGAAGTAGTTGTAGGACGTATGTAATAAATATAGTAAAGCGGAGACAAACATGGCACTAAAAACTATAAACCTAGGCGGAGTTGCAAATGACGGCACAGGTGATGATCTAAGAGAAGCATTTGAAAAAGTTGTTTTTAACTTTAACGATCTAGATTTAAGAACACCAGAAGCAACTACTGTTCTTAATTTAGGAAGTGGCGAAGGATTATATGCCAGTTCAAATGTTGCCGAATTACAATTTAAATCATTAGTAGGCGGAAACAATGTAACACTAGCATCTACAGATAATGAAATTACTGTAAACGTTGATGCAGGTGTTACACAATTTATTGTGGCTGCCGATACTGGTAGTTTAACAGTAACAGAAAATAATGGTTACACAGTCCAAGGTGGAACACTTATTTCAACAACAGTAAATGGTAGCAATATTACTATCGACTCAAGTGCGTTAGGATCATTACAAGATGACCCAGCACCAAGACTTGCGGCAGGCCTTAACGCCGACGGATACAATTTAGGTAACGTTGGTTTAATAAACGCAACAACAGTAACAGCAAACTTTGCAGGCGACTTAACAGGTAATGTACATAACATTGATATAAGAGATCTTAACTATTATAAAGAACCTACAAACAGTTGGAACTTTGGATCTATTACGCCTGTTACAGTAACTAACTTATACGACTTTATGTTCCAAACAGCAGTTGTAGACTTTGGTGCTATTGCAGGTGGCGGCACAAATGTAAGTTTAGATCTTGGCGACGGATTGTAAGTCAAGAGACGATAAATATGCTATATAAAGGATTTTTTGTATGGCTCTGTGGACACTAGCAAATAACATTACTCTTCGAGAAGTAGAAGAAGGTCAGACACTTCGCCCAGCTAAAACGGGTGAAAATAGATCGGCTGGCCTGTTGCCTATTGATTTAGGTGTAATAACTGGTAGCACTATTAGTATTATAAGCGGAAGTTTGCCCCCAGGACTTAGAATTAAAGAAGGAACACTTCAGGGAACACCTTTAGAAGTAGCACGAGAAACAGATTTTAAATTTGTTCTACGAGCAAGTAAAGATGGCAACATCGAAGACCGAACATATAATGTTAGCGTTAAAGGTGCTGATCAACCTATATGGGGAACTACAGCAGGTTCACTTCCAATTGGAAACAATGAAACATACTACATACTTGATAGTGCGCCAATTGACTTTCAATTAATTGCAACTGATACAGATACAGAAGCAGGCGAAACACTAGAATACTTTATTGCTAGTGGCGATGGCGAATTACCGCCAGGCATACAACTTACTAGAGATGGTAGAATTGTTGGCGTTGTAGATCCTGTACTTGCATTAGACAAAGCGGCACAGCAAGGATTTTATGATGATAGTCCTTATGGTGCATTTCCTTTTGATTTTGGTACAAGGCCTGCAAATGGTTACGACAGTTTTTATTATGACATTGAATTCTATGATAAAAGTGTTGCTACTAAGTCACCTAAAAAATTAAATAGAAACTATCAATTCCGTGTAAGTGTAAGTGACGGAGACACAATACAAAAAAGATTGTTTAGAATATATGTTGTAGGTGATGACTTCCTACGTTCAGACAATACTATTATGCAATCGGGTAACACTTTATTTGGTGCTGATGCAACTTTTGTAAGAACACCTATATGGCTTACACCTGCAGACTTAGGTTATCGTAGAGCTGATAATTATGTAACATTATATCTTGATACAATTGATGCTAGTAATACATTAGGATTTATTACATATGCATTAAAAGATACAAACGATGACGGTAGTCAAAGTTCTATACCACCAGGCATGACACTAGATACAGGCACTGGCGAACTAGCAGGCATAGTTCCTTATCAGCCTAATGTTACTAAAGAGTATAAGTTTACAGTTACAGCAACACGTTATGTTGGTCCTGCAACAAACACAGAAGATTTAAGTTTCGAAGTATACGAAACAACATACCCACAGAATAGAACTCCTGCAACAAAAATGAAGGCAGGTAAAAATTATGAAATTGTAAGTGTATATGGTACTACAGATTATACAACTGTTGGTGCGGCAAATAATAATATTGGAACAATATTTACATCATCAGGTCCTACTAGTGGAACAAACGAAAGTTTAGTTAAACAAGCCGGCGGTGCGTACACACTAAGAATTAAGAAGAGTCCTTATCTTGCTAAACTAAAAGGTAAAACTTTTAACCTTAAAGGTACATTATATACAGTAAGCGAAATTAATAACGCAAGTTATTTGTTTGATGTTTTAATTTTTACAAAAGCATTAGATGCACGTTTAAATGTAGACGAAACGTTTACAACTACTGTAACAATACCTGGCAAAGAAGATACAAACTCTTCACCAAAAGACAAAACATTTACAGTTAAGTTATTAGGTAAAATAGATAGTACACTTAATTGGATAAGTCCTAAAGCATTAGGAACTATTAATGCTAACCTAACAAGTACATTTAGTATAAATGCTACTACAAGTGTTCAAGGCGCAAACGTAAGATATATAAAAGAAGAAGGCAGATTGCCACCAGGATTATCTTTAGCACTCGACGGTGAAATATTTGGTAAGGTACAACAGTTTGGTGAAAACAGATATAAAAGTTTTTGGAAAACAAACAGAGCATATGTTAGTGATGACATTGTTAAAGTAGGCTCAACAAAATATAAATGTTTAATTGCACACACTAGTCAAGCAGAGTTTATAAGTGATACTGCAAAATGGGAAGTGTACGCAGGATTTGCAGTAAGTGGTTTAACTACATTTGATTCAAACGATATGTTGTTTGACGGTAATACTACAAGCATTGATAAAACTTACACATTTAAAACAAGAGCTGAAGACCAATACGGATTTAGTGCTATTAGAAGAGACTTTACTATTGTAATTAATGATCCTAATGATTTAGTATTCAGTAACATTATAGTTAAAGCATTTCTTGGATCGCAACAAAAATTCTTATATAATAGTTTTATTAGTGATCCTATTGTTTTTGATCCAGCAAAAATTTACAGACCAAACGATACAGGATTTGGAACACAGTCTGATTTAAAAATGTTAATGTATGCAGGAATTGAAACTGTTGACATGAACAAGTTTGTTGCGGCGGCTGCCAAAAATCATAAACGCAAACAATTTAAATTTGGTAGTATTAAAAAAGCAGTAGCATATGAACTTGGAACTAAAATACCAGTATACGAAGTTGTATACATTGAAGTAATAGATCCACAAGATCATAGTTCAGGCAATGTTCAATCAACATTAAAAGTAAAAAGTAAAATTGATAGAACAATAAACAGCATACAATACGAAACACTTGACAATACAAGTGGCGTAGTTGACAATAGTCCTATTAGACAAAGACCAATAACCAATACACTTAAGATTGATAGTGATGCAATTAAAGTAGATGAGGACAAACAACAACAAAAATATATTAGTAACATAACTAATATGAGAAATAGAATAGCCGCTGTAGGTGAAACAGATAATAACTTTTTACCATTATGGATGCGTACACCACAAGAAAACAATATTGAAGCTCTTGGATATACGCCAGCAGTAGTATTAACTTACTGTAAACCAGGAACAGCAGATGAAATTTTATTAAATATAAAAAATAGTGCATTTGATTTTAAATCAATTAACTTTGAAGTTGATAGATATATCATAGATAGCACTAGAGGAAACAGCAACGATCAGTATATACTATTCGCAAATTACGACTTTAACGTCTAACTACGATAAATACTGCAACAGGAGAATATAGATTATGTCAGACGTACCAGCAAACAATCCAATTAACATAACAGATTTGGATGTAGAATTTCCAGTACCAGGGCAAGACAACGATAGCCAAGGATTTAGAGATAACTTTACTGTTATCAATACAAACAATAATGCTGTTAAAACAAGATTAGAAGATATAGAAACTAATATTGTTAGAAAAGATGAGGACGTAACATATGTTCAGTCGTCTACTAATACAGTTACTATTGCAAATCCAAACGTAAAAGCACTTACTAAAACTAAAAAGAATATAACTACTGGAACTGAAATTGATTTTGCAGATGGTGACTATCATACTATTTCATTATCAAGCAGTAACACAACTGCAAACACTGCTACATTTGATATTACTGGCTATGCATATGCTGGTCCATACCAAAAAGTTATATTAGAAGTTTCAAGTGATGCATCTTATACAATAGCGTGGAGCCCTAGTGTTACAATTAAATTTAGTGAATCAAGTTTTTGGTCAACTCCTGTAACAAATAGTTCTAAAGTACATATATTTGAAATTTGGACAACTAACGGTAGCGTATACTTTGCTGACTATATAGGCGCATATGCATAATGCACCCGTTGTTCGAAAGTACTGACAATCTCTCTACCAGTGAAATAGAAGATAAAATTTTAGTTTTAAACAAGCGATTTTTCCAAACTCGCAATCCTCAAGTACACGAACAAATATCAATGCTACTAGATACGTACAAACTAGAATTAGAAACACGTATGGTAGCAGAAAAGAAGCGTCAACAAGAAAACCAAGATAATGGTGAATCAGGACTTGACAATTTAATTAATATCAGTTAAACTAACTGTATGCTTATGAAAACAGACTCTTTCGGTATCCCACGATTCTCTAACAAGGATCTAGTAGATATGATCTATACAGGACATGCAGACAAAGTGCATGTAGTTCTGTGCGATCCAAGTGATGACGTGGAACAATTTAATAAGGCAATGGAAGAACAAGGCCTTAACAAATTACAAAAATATATTCCATTAGATGTAGATCAACAGACTTTTGACGGTGTATGTCAAAGTGAATGGTTTATGCCTGATGAATACAAAGACATTAATGTATATGAATATGTACTAGGCAAAGCAGAAACACCCTGCCCACAACACGTACAAGATCGTATATGGGAAGAAATGGAAGCATATGGCGAACGTGATATGCACAATCTATTACGCTATATGATATATCTTGTAGACTTTATGCGTGAGAATGATATTGTATGGGGTGTAGGTAGAGGTAGTTCAGTAGCATCATATGTACTGTACATAATAGGAGTACACAAAATAAACTCAATCCAATATGACCTGGATTGGCGTGAGTTCCTTAGATAAATACGTATATAACCCCATTAGGAGAATAAAATGGCACTAAAAGGTAACAGCAGAAAAACTTATAAAACCATGCGTGGTAAAATGGTCGATATGGATCTTTTACAAGCACGTAACGAATTAACACCAGCAGTAGGTAATGCAAGAGTAAATGCACGTGGTGATGAAATTGGCCCAGGTGGCAAAATCATTAAGAAGCGTGAAGAACTTATGCGTGAGTACTACGAAACAAACAATGCTATAGCACACGAAGAAATGCCTGGCAGATCACCAGCACCTATACAAGCAGATGAAGTTGTAGAAGAAAAGCCTAAAGCAAAAAAGCAAACTAGAGCGCAAGCAAAAGTTGAACAGGCTCCAGAACCTACTGCAAAAGAAGCAGAAGAATTTGGCGATGATCAAGAATGGATCGAAGACGACAACGGAAATTTTGTACCAAAAGGTGAGTAGATGCTACCCAGTTTTATTGAGGAGTACGAGCTCAACGATAAATCAATTTGCAATGCATTATTAGGTCTTTATCAAGAAGGCTATAAAAGAGGTTTGACGAATGACGGTGTTGTTGGAGACTCAGACACCGTTGATCATTCTACAAAGAAAAGTGTAGACTTTCCAATGCACGAAGCAGAAAAACTTGGCCCTGCAGAAATGTTTAAGTGGCCAGACTATCACACAGAACTGTGTGGATTTATTGATCAATATTTAGAAAAGTATCAAACTTTAAAGTTTGCTGGTAAACTTGCAATGCAACAGTTACCACAAATACAATGCTATGAACCAGGAGATGGTTTTTATAAATGGCATTGTGATGGTACACAACTTTCATGTGATAGAGCTCTAGTGTATATGACTTACTTAAATGATGTGCCAGATGGGGGTACTGAGTTTATGCACCAAGAGATAACTACAAAAGCAGTAAAAGGCAAAACAGTTATTTGGCCTGCGGGACTTACACATATACACCGTGGACAAATAGCAAAAGAAGATACGAAATATATTATCACCGGATGGCTCTGGTGGGACAACACAAAATAAGAGGAAAACAATGCCAACTAATGTAAACGCAATAAAAGGTAATTTAAGAGCAATCGGTAAGCGAGTACTTGTAACTGATATGCACTTTGGTGAACAAGTTACTAGAGGTGGAATTATTATCGCAGGCGACGACGGTAAACAGCGTGGCATATATCCACGTTGGGCTAGAGTTTATTCTAAAGGACCTGAGAACAATGATCCGTACGAAAAGAATCAATGGGTTCTAATTGAACATGGACGTTGGACACGTGGTATGAAAGTTGAAACAGACGACGAAGGCGAAATTACAATTCATATGGTAGACGATGAATGTATACTAGCAATGGCAGACGAAAAACCAAACGATCATCAAATTGGCGACGAAACAGCCAACGGTGGATCAGTAGATATCAATCCACAAGATTTCATAAACGCATAAGGAAACAAATGACAAACGTATTTGAAGATATTAATAAATTCGCAACGGCATGCGATCAAGCACCAAGCGAAGCAAACTATAAGATGTATCTTGATTTAATTCGAGAAGAAGTAGGCGAACTAGAAGATGCTATTGCAGACAACGACAGAATTGAACAGTTAGATGCATTGATTGATATCTTAGTTGTTACAATAGGTGCAGTTCGAGCAGGCGGAATGAACGCCGAAGGTGCATGGAAAGAAGTAATGGACACAAACTTTGCTAAAATAGATCCAACTACAGGCAAAGTTATTAAACGTGAAGATGGTAAAGTACTAAAGCCAGAAGGCTGGAAAGCACCTGAACTTACCAATTTTATCTAAAAACTTAAAATAATACTTGACTCCTAACAGTTTATGCGTTATAATATGTATAAACGTTAGGAGATTCTATGAAAATATCATCGCAAACAAGCGGTATTGGTACTACCGGTGCAACAGGCGTAGCCCTATTAGTACTACATTTAAGCGGATACATTACAGGTTGGGGCTGGCCTTTGCTATATGTAATGTTAATTATTTCAGGCATTGGACAAGAGAATAGGAAATAAAAATGGCTATTCACGCAACAATTGACTTAGAAACTATTGATACAAAGCCAGGTGCTACTGTATTAAGTCTAGGTGGTGTTAAGTTTGATCCAAAAACTAACGGCGAACCGCACTCAGAATTCTATATTAAAATTAGCATAGACGACCAAGATAGGTTAGGTCGCAGTGCAAGTGACGACACCATAGAGTGGTGGGCGAAACAAAAACCGGAGATACGTGAAGAAGCGTTTGACCAAACAGGAGCAGTTACAGTAGATGAGGCTTTAAAGCAAATTAGTAAGTTTAGTGTTGGTGTTGATACGTTTTGGGGACAAGGATACGGTTTTGACTATACCATTATGGAAGACATGTTCCGCCAAGGCGGAAAACCTATTCCGTGGAACTTCTGGCAAATAAGAGATTCTAGAACACTTTTTGCATGTTGCGAGAAAGATCCACGTAAAGCAATACAAAACGATTTGCATAACGCACTAGCGGATGCTTATTATCAATCAAAAGCAATCCAGGTTGCGTACAAGGAGTTAGGAGTACAAAGGTGAAACGTGTAGCAAAAGAGGAGACCGCAGACGATAGACTCGTCCAAGAATATTTAAAAAACGGCGGAAAGATAACCTACTACGAAGCAGGACAACGTTCTGAAGAAATTGATTACAAAGGCGGATTTTACGCAAGACGTAAAAAGAAGAAAGAAGCCAAAGAACGCGGAGACGAATAATTTGATTAGATGGTATGACTATCCGGCGGCAGTAGTATACGCATATCTTATTATGTATTTCTTCTTTACAATTCCTATCTTTGGTGCTATACTAGCATATATGATATACGAATACTTGTGGGGACATATGTATTGTCAATTTAGATTACAACAGGAAAACAGATGAAAGAATTATGGGTAGAAAAGTATCGTCCGAAAACAGTAGATGGTTACGTATTTCGTGATGAAGCACAACGCAGTCAAGTAAAAAACTGGATTAAAGAAAAAACTATTCCGCATTTGCTGTTTAGTGGTAACGCAGGTATTGGTAAGACAACACTTGCTAAATTATTGTTTAATGAATTAGATTTGAATGACTTAGACATTTTAGAAATAAACGCATCGCGAACAAACTCAGTAGATGATGTACGTGATAAAATTGTAAACTTTGTACAAATGATCCCATTTGGGGACTTTA